CGCTAAGCCTGTACCACTTCTAAAGAAGTGATTGTTGATTCTAACAAGAACATTAGCATTCGATGTAGTAGTATCCGAATTATCTGGATCCTGTGATATATCGATTGCTTGTACCGCAAAAGTAGCAGCAGTGCCTGAAGCACTTACGTCTAATTGTACGCTTGATATTCCTGTTTGTGTAACACCACCTGCAGTAGATGCAGAGTAATTTTTAAACAGATCCGCTCTTGTAAAAGCCGCATCAGCGTCCATTAAAAATACTGCGTCTGGATCATCAACAACAAAGGCAGTAATATCGCCTTGAGTTGGTGTAATAGAACCAGGGTAGTAATTTTTGTACGTTGGCTTTTGAGTAGTTGGATCGTTATAAAAAACTCCGTTAAAAACACCCACAACAGCATAGCTAGTATTTCCAGTATGTCTTTCGATATTTCCTGTAGAAACAGGAACAACCAAGTCGCCTTGGAAGATCGCAGTAGTATATCCTGGTTTAATAGTGTATCTGTTCTGAGCACCTACTAATGGTGTACCGTCTAGTTTTCTGTGCGGTCTTAGACCGAACTTTTCTAGTTGATTTGCCATAGTTGTTTTCTCCGTTATGTTTAGTTTAGTTTAACTCCAAGCTAACTCGGTAGGTAATGCAAAAAAACTATTTTTTTCGACTACCACCAAAGGTAACTCTAGATTGCCTATCAATATTGATTGGCATCTCTGGTCGTTGTTCCTTCATTAGATCATTATCCACCGCTTCCATTTGATCTTGAGTAATTCTATCGAAATACTCTGCACGGCTTTTTAATGTCTCTTCAGGTATCCTTGCCAACACAAGGCCACCGATTCCAATACACCCTTGATACTGACCCTCGTTGATGATTGGATATTTGCCTACTTCAGCGGAGTTTTTAATCTCCTCTGCTCTTACAAATTCCCAACCTTCTCTGAATTTTTTGGTTACATTAGCTGTATCCTCAAATCCAGCCACGCTCGTTCGTATCCAACGATGGGCAAAGCCCTGTGGAGCGGGTGGTGCGTCTAAACTCGATGGTGGAGCCCAAGCGCTAGGTTTTGTTTGTTCTTGCCTAGTCTCTGACTGGCGTGAGGTTCTTTTGATATTATCCATTTGCATTCTCCTTCACGTATTTTGCGTATTCCTCTAGTGGCACCCCTAGTTTTTTAGCGATAACTATTTGTGACTTGGTGAGTTTCACTGATCGGCGCCCGGTTTGGTTTCTTTGTGCAGAAGCAACAGTTTGGACGGGTTTCTTTTGCTCCTGTGGTTGACTAAATCTATGAGGAAAATTATCCTTCATAACTTTATCAATTTCATTATAATACTCATCACTCTCTGCGTCAAACCCCTGCTCAACAAGGTCATTGTGGGCTTGAAATGCAGCACTCGTCATAATTTTGTCGCTACCGAACCATTCATTTTTTTCAGCCCAGCCTTTAGCTTTGCTAGAAGGTGGTGCAACATTTGTTTGAGGTGATTGTTGTATTGGTTGTTCTATTTTAGCTTCAGATTTAGCTTTTTCTTCTTTAGCGTCTTCTTCAGCTTGTGTCATCTTAACTTTTTCTGCTTCTACCGCTAAAGTAGCTATTCTAGAATTTGCATCAGCTATTTTATCAGCATCTTGATCTGCAATAGCATCTCTTAAAGCTTTTTTAGCATCTTCTTGTTCAGCTACGACTCTAGCAGAAAATTGTTCTATATAACTTTTACTAGTTTTTGAAAATCTAGTTTTAGTATCATCAAGTTGATTTTTTAAACCTTTTGCATAGTCTAAAGCAGCTTTTTCTCTTCTTTCAGATTCTCTAATTTTAAAAGTTAGTTTATCTATTCTTCTTTTAACTTTTTCAGAAACATCGGAAAGACTGTCTTCTTTAATTTCTGGTTTAGTTTCTTCTTTTACTGTTTCAACTTGAATACCTTCAATACCTTCAGGCTTAGGTTCTGTGTATCCTAAGTCTACTTCTTGTTTAGGTAATTCAGTTTCAGAAGTCTCGACTTTTTTTTCTTCGACTTCAAGTGTCTGGTCTTTTACTCCATCAGTATCTAATTCAACCTCTGGGTTTTTTATTTCTTCTGTGTTTTCCATAGTAGCTCCTGTTTAATTGCGTATGTGTTAGTATGCGTGCAAAATATCCTCCGGATTATTAATCTTAGCGATTATTTCGTCATCATTTAAGATACGAACTTCTCCGCCCTCTATTTTGAATCTAGATCCAGCATAACGTCCAAAAATAATCCAATCACCCTTTTTACACCAAGGGCCTTCTGGAAATTTTTCTTTGTCTTTGTAGCAAAGATCTCCCATTTTCAATACATATGCACATACGGTAGTCATCTGTATTGTTTCTTGAGTTGTGTCAGCAAGATAAAGTCCACCTTTAGTTTTTTGGGGTCCAGCGTATGGTAAAACTAAAAGTCTATAACCAGTTGGTGTTGGTAATCGTTCTAGAAGATCTTTATTATCTTCTATAGATTTAACATCTAACTTGGTATCTTTGATTTCATCTTTTGATTTGTAAGCATCTAATAATGCTTCTGTTTTCTTAGGTACTTCCTTCGAAGTCTCGAAGTTCTTTGTCATTTAGTAGCTCCTGTTTTTCTTGCAGGTCTTTAAGATCCTGAAGCAAAGACTCTAGGCCTTTGATTTGTCCTCTAATATAGTGAAGTTGTTCTAAATTGTCAACGGTATACACTAGAGTTTCTTTTAAAGATTCTATTCTTTTCTCAGTTACTCTTCTTATCAATGGATAGTCTATGATCATTAAAAACTTATATACTAATAATAAGGTTTGTAAATAGACTTGATTTTACCTTCTGCTTTTAGTTTTCTTCTGTCAGCTTTACTCATTTGATCTAAAACGTCATCACTGTGTGTTTGTTTTTTAGGAGTAAATAATTTTTTTAACCAATTCCACATTATATTTTTTGCATTTCTGGACTAGTTGATAAAATATTTTTTTCTGCTCTAGGTCTAGCTACAGAATCCTTACTTCTTTTTCTAAGTTGTGCTACAGCAGAATCTTTCATTTGTTTTTGTTTTCTAAGTTTTTGTAAATCTCTTTCTAGGTTCATTTCTTGCCTCCCTTAAATATTTGAGTTCCCTTTATCCCATAAATACTCGCCACGACAAGGATCCAGAGATTTGTGAACCAGCTCGGGAGCTGCTGGAATTGTTCAAAGAATTCTTTTATTTTTGCAGAAGCATTAGGGTCATCTGAAAATACACCCCAAGCGATTACCAAAATTGGCAACGTGAGAATTACCAAAACCGCCTCGTCTTTCCAGTCCGATTGTCTAGCTTCTAGTAATTTTCCAGAGTATTCTAATTCTCCGTTCGCCATTTTTTCTGCATGTTTAGCTTGTGCGTTAGCCATCATCATCTTAGTTTCTTGTTTCTTTTTGTAAATGTGTGAACCTGCATTTACAGCTAGTTTAATTGCACTTAACCACATTATCTAACTCCTATAAATTTCATTCCTTTAATAGCAGCACCCATACCTCTAATACCATCAGGTCTATGAGGACAAACCATTTCTCCTCCACTATTTAGTTTAACAGGAGGAACTTGGGGGTTTGGGCCACTCAAAGGTGGTGGCCCTGATCTTTTGCCAGAAACTTTATTTTTTTTAGTCATTATTTATTAAAAAGTTTTTTTGCCATTAATAAAGGAGATACTAATTCAGGTCCTTTAGCACCTTTATCTTTTGCTTTTTTAAAGCCTTCTACAGCTAATCCCATAAATGCTTTTACAGGTTTTTTCTCTTCTTTCATTTTTGCAAAATCTTTTCCATCTATTTTATCAAAAGGAGGTGCTTTAGAAGCAATTACTTTTTGTTTTTCAGAAAGTGCACCTTTACTGTAGTACATCATTCCACCCATTTTTAATTTTTTATACTTATCTTGTAGTCCGTGTTTTTTTCCCGACATTTTGTTTCTCCATTTTTTCTCGAGCAAGGTCTAATCTTTTATCAGATTGCTCGTCTTGTGTTTCTAATTTTAATCTATCAAAATCTAATCTTTCATCGAATTGACCCTCTTGATTTTCTATCTTCATATTACCCTCTTCTGCCCTACGTTGTAAATCCATAGCTCTTAAATCTAGTTCTCTTTGTTTTAACATAACAACAGGGTCTTGTTTTTGACTATCAAGCATAGTTTCGTTCTGTGCAAGCTCTGCAGTTATCTGTGCAACTCTTTTTGCTACCTCTGAATCAAACATTGCTCTAAATTGTTGTTGGTTTTGTTGCATCAACTCCATCATTTGTGGATCTTGTTGCATCATAGCCATAACTTCAGCAGAAGCTTTCATAGATACGTGTTGAGAGATGTGTCCTTGTAGATTTGCATACACCATTGGGTTAATTTGCACCATTCTAGTTCTCATAAACGCAGAATGCGCTGCAATGTGAGCATCATGGTCTTGTTCTGGGAAAGCTGTCATCGGTAATGACTGTAATGCCTCCATATTTTCTATTGCAGGGTCTTTTGGAAACGGTTTTGGGTCTGGTTTTAGTATTTGAGGTATTTCTTTAGTGCCTAAAGCTTCATAAACACGTCTGTAAGCCTCATGTAAGTTGTGAAGTTGTGGATTTGACTGTGCAATTTGTAATTGTGTCTGTGCTAACGTCACTCTTTGCGACATGGAGAAGATATTTGGGTCTGCAACAGGTAAAATATCTACTCTGTCGTCAAAATCCATCATTTTTATCATTCTTTCGGCACCATAAACTGAGTATGGATACTCAGGTGGTAGATAATCGGCAATAACTTTACCTAAAAGTTTAAATTCTTGCTTCATTGCATAGTAACAACGCTTATGAATAGCTGACATTACTCTAGAACCTCTCTCTAAAAGAGCAATTGTAGTTCCAACAGCGGCGGCTTGGTTGCCATCACCTACTTGTTGGTCAGCAATTGATGCAAATCTTCTTCCTGCATCAACACAAAAACCTAAAAGGTTAAATAAAGTTGTGCTTGGTTCTTTAAAAGGTAGTAATTGAAACTGATCTCTAATGTTTCCGCCAGGTGCATCAACATCTCTAAACTCTCCAGGCTGTATTGGTTGGTCATCATCTCTAATTCTCATACCTCTAGACTTAAATCCAGCAGGTAAATTAGATAATGTTCCTGCATCTAGTAATTGTCTTAATGCAGTAGTTGCTGTTCGTGACAGGCCACCGATCATGTGAATTAATCCAAATCCATAAAATCCTAAACCAGGTAAGAATTTGTAATGAGAGAAGTATTCACATCTAGTAAATTTTGTATCTTCAGGTTTATAGTTTCTGTAAATAGATAAAACCTTTCTTGTAGATTCTTCTATAGTTACAATGTAAGGAATTTTAATATTAATTTTGTCTTCTTCATTTTCTGCAATGTAATCTGATAAATCTAAATCAACATGCATCTCTAAAACATTATAGATGTAGTCATTTGTTTCAACAGGTTTAACACCTTCTAACTCATTATACTTATCTTGAATTTTATTTTCTTTCTTTTCTGGTTTCATCAACTCTACTTCTCTGTAGAATCCTGTAGCCATCTTTTTTAATAAATCATTTTCTGATTGTTTTAATACGTGTGTAATTCTAGGAGCATCTTTTAAATCGGTTGCAAAGTAAGGAACCACTAAATCTTCTGCAGGAATGAATTTTGAAACAGCTCTTTCCATTAGAGCATCATAGTATATCTTCTTGAATGCAGAACCTGCAAGGGGTAGGTAAAATAATAATTGATCAAACTCTGGAGTATACTCTTCCATTTTTTCCATGATCTGATAGTTCATGAAATCTTTTACTCTCTGAGCTTGAGCTTCTACCGCTTCGTTTTGTAATCCAACAATCTTAGTTTTTACTGGACCATCACTTGGTAAAAGTTCTTTATAAGCTTGGGCTTGAAACTGAGTAACCGCTTCTGACAATAGAGGGTGAGTGACATTGCTAGCTCCTT